TGCAGGGCGAACTGGACAAGGAAAACGCCAAGCTCAAGCTGGGCATCGAGCTGAAGGAAGGGGCCGCTGCTGCTGCGGCCGCCGCCGCCGCCAACACCGGCGCCGCCACCGCTGCGGTCAGCATCGACAACCTGCTGGAAGGCATGGCCACCGGCAGCGGCGGGAAGGGCGGGGGCAAGGGGTCCGCCAAGGGTGCCACCCAGAAGAAGGTAGAGCAGCTGGCCGAGAGCACCACCCTGGCCCGCGATGAGAGCGAGCGCGCCCTGCGCGCCATCACCCAGGCCTTCGACGATGGCGCCATGTCGGCCGCCGACTACTACGCCCAGCGCACCGCCCTGCAGGAACAGGTCATCGACCTGCAGCTGCAGGAGCTGCGCTCGGAGCTGGCCCTGGCCGAGTCCGCCAGCCGCCGCCGAGACATCGAAGAGCGCATCGCCATCCTGGAGCGCGACCGCGCCCAGGTGGCCATCGACAACGCCCGCGACCAGATCAAGGCGCAGGACGAACTGAACCGCAAGAAGGCGGAGGGCTTCGGCAGCCGCCTGTCCTCCATCACCAGCAGCCTGTCCACCCAAGAGGGCTCCATCAGCGCCCAGGTGGGCGCCGGCATGCTGGGGGCCGGCGAGGGCGAGCGCCAGCTCAACGCCCTGCGCGATGAGGCCCTGGTCAAGCTGCGCGCCCTGCGCGCCGAACAGCAGGCCTACCTGGACGACATGAAGGGCGACGGCGATGCGGTGGCCGGCGCCGTGGAAGGCCTGGCCCAGATCGACCAGGCCATCGCCGAAGTATCCACCCGCCAGCAGACGTGGAAGGGCGAGATCGAGGACATCGGCGCCAACNCACTGGGCGGCTTCTTCAACGACCTGATAGACGGCGCCAAGTCCTTCAAGGACGCCTTTAAGGACATGGTGAGCAACTTCCTCAAGGGCGTGGCCCAGATGATCGCCCAGCAGCTGGCGCTCAACGCGGTCAAGGCNATCGGCCGCGCCTTCGGCGCCGCCCACGGNGGCGGCGTGGCCGGCTCCCTGCGCATGTTCCGCAACGGCATCGACCCGGGCGTGTTCGCCATGGCCCCNCGCTACCACGGCGGCGGCGTGGCCGGCCTGATGAGCAACGAGGTGCCCGCCATCCTGCAGCGNGGCGAGGTCATCCGCACCCGCCAGCAGGAAACCGCNCTNGCCGCCCAGCTCGACGCCGCCCGCAACGGCGGCAACGCCGCCGCCCCCATCCGCAACATCATCGTGTTCAGCGAGGACGAGCTGGCCAACGCCATGTCCGGCGCCGCCGGCGAGAAGGTCATCGTCAACCATGCCCGCCGCAACCGGGGCGCGCTCAATGGCTGACCCGGTGCCCTGGACGCTGGACCGAGGCGGCGACTACACCGAGGAGGTGGCCTGGCTGACCGACGTCATGCAGGCGCCCACCGGCGGCACCCAGCACCGCCGGCTGCGGCAGTCGCCGCGCACGTTCCTGGCGTTCGCCGCGCTGGAATCTGGCGCCCGCCGACGCTGGATGGAAGTGCTGCTGCGCGCCCACGGCGCCGCCAGCTGGTGGGCGCCGGTGTCCATCGATGCGGCTGCCCTGGACACCGCCGCGGCCGCCACAGACACCGTGCTGGCCGTCACGGGCGCCGGTGCGCGGCGGTTCGTGGTGGGCGGCCATGCCCTGGTACTCGGGCCCGATGCCCGCCGCCACGAGCTGTGCGAGGTCGCCGCCGTGGCCGCCAACGCGATCACCCTGGCCGATGGCCTGACCTTCGACTGGCCCGCCGGCACCGAAGTCGTGCCCGTGCGCCGCGCTCACCTGGCCGAGACCCCGCAGGTGGGCCGATTCACCTCCGATGACACGGCCCTGGTGCCCATCCGCTTCCGCCTGGACGAGCCGCTGGACACCGACCCGGTGCCGCCAGCCACCGCCTATCGCGGCTACCCGGTGTTCGACGGCTTCCCGCCCGTGTGGACCGCCGACCCGCTGTGGGTGCCCGAGCGGCAGATCCACCATTCCGACATCGAGGTGGGCCCGGTGTTCGTCGCCGATCTGGCCGGAGTGGCCATGGGCCGCACCACCATGCAGCACGCCGCCACCACCGCCGCCGAGGTGGCCGCATTCCGCGGCGCCCTGTTCGCCCTGGCCGGGCGCTGGTCGCCGGCCTGGGTGCCCAGCTGGGCGCACGACCTGCGCGTGGTGGCCAACGTGTCCGCCAGTGCCACCACCTTGGACGTGGCCGGCCCCCTGCTGTCGGGCCGCCCCATCGAGCCCAACCACCGCGACCTGCGCATCGCCCTGGCCGACGGCACCGTCCTGTACCGGCGCATCAGTGCCGTGACCGCACAGTCGGACTCCGTGGACAGGATCACCCTGGGCGCCGCCCTGCCGGCCTTCACCGCCGCCCAGGTGCAGATGGTCAGCTTCCTCACCCTGAGCGTGCAGGACAGCGACACCAACTTGCTGCGCTACGTCGACCGCACCGCCATGCAGTGCGAACTGACCTGGAGGGAGCTCGACCATGAGCTTTGACCTGCTGGAGCGCAGCCGCTTCAGCGGGCGCCCGGTCCACCTGTTCATTTTCAAGCGGCAGGGCCTGATCTGGCGGTTTGCCGGCGGCGACCGCGATGTGGTGGTGGGTTCCAACACCTACCTGGCCGCCAACATCGCCCGCACCGAGATCGAGCAGACCGCTGAGCGCGCCAAGGACACCATCAAGATCACGTTCCCCTACGTGCTCAACCCGGCGGCCACCGAGTTTCCGCCCACGCAGTCGCTGGGCGACGTGTGGCGGCCGTACATCCCCAGCGACCCGGTCACCGTCACCTGCCTGGCCACCCACTACGGCGACACCGATCCGCCGGTGGTGCAGTGGATGGGCGAGGTGGTGGGGCCGGAGTTCACCGATACCGGCGTCACCCTCAGCTGCGATCCGGGCCACGGCGGCGAGGCGCGCAATCAGGGCGCCAAGTTCCAGCGCGCCTGCTGGAAAACGGTTTACTCCACCGGCATCCGCGGCTGCAATCTGGACCCGGAGACCGTGCGGGTGGAGGGCGAGATCACCTCGGTGACGGGCCTGGCGGTGGAGGTGGCCGAGTTTGCCGGCTCCGCGTTCAGCCTGCGCGGCGGCACGATCTACTGGACCCGGGACGATGGCGTGGTGGAAGAGCGCCCGATCATGGGCCACGACGGCGACACCGTGGACGTGCTGTATTCCGGCGCCGGGCTGCAGGCGGGGCGCGAGGTGTCGGCGCTGCCCGGCTGTGCCGGCAACTGGGCCGCCTGCGCAGCCCTGCGGCCGGACCCCGAGCTGCACTACGGCGGTGCNATCTACAAGCCGGTCAAGAACCCGCTGGATGGAGTGTCGATGTCATGGGGCTGATCACGCGCGCCCGCCNCCTGCACTACGTCTGGTCCTGGCGCCTGCGCTACTGGTGGCTGGACACGCCCGCCGGGGCCCAGGCGCAGATGGGCGTGCTGGCCTTCGCCGCGCTTGTGGTGATCATCCAGCTGATCCGCATGGCCATGGCCGCCCTGGTACCGCCGTCGCCAGGCGAGCCAGCCAAGGCCATCTACTGGTGGGTGGTGCAGCTGATCATCGCCATCGTGAGCGCCATCATCAGCTACGCCATGCGCCCCAAGGTGGAGGAGCAGAAGCCGCAGGCCGGCAAGGCCCCCAGCACGCAGGACGGCCAGGCGGTGAAAGACCACTTCGGCACGGTGTGGGTGGAGGACGAGTTCATCCTGGCGTGGAAGATGATGGGCACGGACAGGATCCGCTCGAAGGGAGGCAAGAAGTGATCGTCACGCTGCGGCACCTGTTCACGATCCCCGGCTACACGCGCCGCCCCGGCTTCTGCCGCAGCGGAGCGCGTGCGTTCTTCCAGCGCCACGGGCTGGACTGGAAAGCGTTTGTGCGCGACGGCATCGAGGCCGAGCGCCTGGAAGAAACCGGCGATGGCCTGGCGCTGGCGCTGGTGGCCTGGGCACGCAAGTGCGAAGCGGGGGCGATCGATGGGCAAGGGTAGCGGCACGACCGTCGGCTTCCACTACCGGCCCGCGTTCCACTCTGGGCTGGGGCGAGGCCCCATCGACGCCTATCTGGAGTTCCGCGGCGGCGACCGCACCGCATGGTCGGGTGAGTTGACCTCCAGCGGCACCATCAGCATCAACGCCCCCAACCTGTTCGGCGGCGAGAAGGACCAGGGCGGAATCGTCGGCGACGTCGATGTGATGTTCGGCACCGCCGACCAGGAGCCGAACACCTACCTGGTGTCCGCCTTCGGCCCGCAAACGGTGGCCTGGCGTGGCATGGCCACCGTGGCCTTCAAGGGCGGCCGCTATGGCGCCATGAGCCCGTACCCGCAAAAGGCGAGCCACAAGATCCGGAAGATCAAGGAAGGCTGGGACGAGCCGGGGTGCTGGTATCCGGAGAAGGCGGAGATCCTGATGCAAGGGAGGTCTGTCGTTCTGTCGCCATGGGTAGATGGGAACGACCCGAGGAACGAGCAGAACGTGCATGAGTATCGACGATGGTCGATTGCCGGTGATCATGGGCTATGGAGAACGTCGCTTGCCGAGGCAATATCAGATTCTTTCGTAGACGGAGTGGTGGAGGAAGACTTTTCATCCCAGATCGGCTGGTCATTCGACGGGTGGAAGATCAATAGAGTGTTCGATATTTCGCCTGGGGATTCCCCGTCCTTGGTCTTGCATTTCAACCGGCACTCAATGGCTCAACTTGGGTGGGTATCTGTTGCCGGGGATGATGGCCTCGGGAATAGGCTGTGCACGAACCTAGCATGGCTTGGCATGTCCCCCGGCTTGGACCGGAAGTACTGGACGGGTCTTGGTCTTGACATGCTGCCATTCCCAGACGGCGGCGGGTATATCCGCCCTGGGTTCTACAGGCTCCTCCCTGGGGTATGGGATGGTGATGCCAGCCCACCGTTTGATCCTGGCGAGTGGGAAGTCAACCACAGCTGCTCACAGTGGCCTTCCGGTGGTGGGTACTTCGCAGCGGCGGCAGTTACGGTTGACCGGCACATTGAGGTGCGTAGATCTTCGGTGGGTGACAGCTGCTTGGCGATTAACCCTGCTCACGCAATCTACTACGTTCACACCGATGGCGAGCACGGGCGGAGTTCGAGAGGAAGCATCAACGATCAGAGCATTCGTAGTGCTGCCGATCTACTATATGCTGAGGGCTTCGGTGTGTGCACAAGCATCGATCCCTCGAAAGAGTCGCCGAATGAGTTTATTGAGAGAATTGCACGTCTGATCGGTGGAAGTTTTAGCCGAAGCCTTTCAGATGGGCAGTGGTATCTGGACCTGGCGCGCGGTGACTACGACAAAGACGCTCTGCCGGTGCTCACCGACGATGACATCCTCAGCTTCAACGAGAAGCCATCCACGCTCGATGGCGCGGTCAACAGCGTGGCAGTCAAGTACTTCGACCCCGAGCGCAAAGAGGAGATGGTCACGCCAGCCGTCAGGGCCTTGGGCCTGATACGGCGCTTTGGCGAGAACCACATGGTTGTGGAATGCCCGGAAATCCCCACGGCAAGCTTGGCGCTTCGCAAGGCCGAGATGGAACTGCGTGCGCGGTCGACGCCAACTCGCGCATTTGAGCTTGCGACCACCCGGCACACGTTCGGCTGGAGGCCCAACCAGTACTTCCGCCTGCAATCCGTCAAGCGGGGGATCGCTGACATGGTGTGCCTGGTGGGTGAGGTGGGCGCGGGAACCCTGCGCAGTGGCGCCATCACCCTCAAGGCGTCCCAGGACATCTACAGCCTGCCCGCCACCACCTACGTGGAAGTCGAAACAGGTGTGGATACGCGGCCATCGCAGACGCCGCTGGCGATTGATGCACAAGTGGCCTTCGAGGCGCCTTACGTCGAGCTGGCACAGCGGATGACGCGAGCGGATCTGAGCTTCCTTCCGTCTGGCGCCGGCTATTTGATGGCGGCGGCCAAGGATCCGGCAAACAGCCGCGATTTCACGATGGTGGTCCGCGAAGCGGGTGGTGAGTTCACGCGGTCCGGAAACGGGAGCTGGTGCCCGACTGGGCGCGTGGTAGAAGTGGCCGGGCTGGAAGGCGGACCATTCACGCTGACAGACGCCGTCGGGATGGATCGCGTGCGTATTGGGCAGGCCGCACTGTGGGGCGGTGAAATCTGCCGGGTCGATGGCGTGGCCCCGCTGTTGCTTGGGCGCGGCTGTGCAGACACCGTGCCGGTTCCGCACAGCGCCGGCGAGCGGATCTGGTTCTATGACGATGAGTTTGCCGGGGATGCGACGGAGTACGCAGAGGGCGAGGTTGTTGATGTCCGGCTTCTGACCAACACAGGTAGCCAGCAACTGCCGGTCTCGGCGGCGGCCAATATCGTCGTCACGTTCGATCACCGGCAAGCGCGCCCCTATCCTCCTGGTGGGGTGTTGGTTAACGGGAGCCCGGCGCCGGCTTACTTGAGTGGGTTGCTCACCCTCGGGTGGGTCCATCGAGATCGGCTGCAGCAGGCCGACCAGCTGATTGACCACGGCGTGGCCGGCATCGGGCCAGAGGCCGGCACAACATATGCAGTCTCTTGGTACCTGGATGGCGTGCTACAGCACAGCGAGTCAGGCATTTCCGGTACGTCTGCGGCCTACACCTACACCGCCGATGGTCGCGCCCGCGTAGAACTTGAAAGCGAGCGCGACGGGCTTGGCAGTTGGCAGCGCCATGTGCGCGAGTTCGATTACACGGTGACGCCTGGCGTTCCGTGGGAGTTGCAGTCCGGTTCGGCGCTGCAGCAGCAAAACAACAGCATCATCCTTCTGATGGGGTAACACATGGCAAAGATTCCATCCCTTGATCGTCCCGGCCCGCTTCTCCCCTGGTGGATGACGGCGATTGTGACTGGGCAATCCACAAACGCGCGCCTGCCGCTCTCCCACCTTGGCATGCTGCCGCGTGGAGGCATTGCGCTGTCGCTGGCGGCCTATGCTGCCGACACGGCCTCCACGGCAGACGCCGATCCGGGTTCCGCCAAGCTGCGCTGGGACCATGCGACCCAGGCCAGCGCCACCAATCTTTTCATGAGCGACGTGGACGATGACAGCGAGGATCACAGCGCTCTGTGGCCGACGCTGGATGTTGGTGCCCACCTGTATCTGCACAATCCGGATGACCTCGACGTGTGGCAATGGTGGTCGATCACGTCGGTCACCTACAGCAGTGGGTACGTGAAACTTGCTGTCACGCTGACCGGAAGCGCGGGGAGTTTCGGAGATGGTGACCCGGTGGTGGTGACGGTGCAGCAGCCAGAGTCCGGAGGCGGCGTCGATTCCGTCAACGGCCAGACCGGCGCGGTGTCGCTGGCACTTGATTACCTGTCCGACGTGGACGCCAGCGCTCCTACGGACGGACATGCGCTGACCTGGAACAGCTCGGCAGGCAAGTGGGAGCCAACTGCGCCTTCTGGCGGTGGTGGCTCACCCGGCGGGTCGTCTGGACAGGTGCAGTACAACGACGCCGGAGCATTTGGCGGGGATTCGGCGTTCAGGTTCGACCCCGCGACCAAGGCACTGTCCGCCCCCGTCATGGACTTCGGCAAGGGCACGGACATTGCGCGAGCTGCCACCACGCCCATCGGCGTGGCAACAGGCAACTTCGTCCACCTGACTGGCACCACGACGGTCACGAGCTTCGGCACGGGGACTGCCGGTCAGATCAGGTACATCCGGTTCGGCGGTGCGGGTACGCTTACCCACAATGCTGCGAGTCTGATACTGCCAGCCGGCGCGAACATCACCACGGCTGCGAATGACTGCTGCATTGCGGTGTGTGAGGGCGGCTCGAACTGGCGCGTCATTGCCTATGAGCGGGCCAACGGTCAGCCTATCGGCGCTGCTTCGATCACCGGCTGGACTCCAAGCACCAACACCTCCAGCCCGAACAACACCGCCCACGCCGCTCGAATGCTTGCCGCCTCAGCAAGCACAAATGTCGATGCTGTCATTCAGCCGAAAGGGTCTGGCGCACTCATGGCGCAGCTTCCGACCGCATCGGCGACTGGCGGCGACAAGCGCGGAACCTATGCAGTTGACTGGCAAATGCAGCGTGATAACGCGAATGACGTCGCGTCGGGATACAATTCGTCCCTCGGCGGCGGGTACGGCAACAGGAGTGGTGCTCCGTATGCCGTTGTCGGCGGAGGATTGTACTGCCGAATCACCGCTGGTGATTGCTCTGTAATTGCAGGCGGAAGCAGCAACACTTCAAGTGACTCGAATACCGCCATAGGTGGCGGAAGTAGCAACTCAATCACCGGCCAGGGGTCTGTAATTTCCGGCGGCGTTACTGGGAATATCTCCGAGCAGTACGCCGCAATCACCGGCGGAAATCAGGTCAGTTTGAGCGGCCGCTATTCACGAGGTGGCGGGAATGGCGCCTCGGACCGCGGCGTCTGGGGCGCGGACGTGTTTGCATCGGCCAGTATGTGGGGGAGTGGAGACTTCCAAAAGGGTGGATACACCCTCGGCGTTGTCACTTCAGATTCGAGTGCAACCCGTGCCACGACTACATCTTCAGGGCCCCCGTCCACAACCAACCAGGTCACGCTGCCCGACAACGGCGCCTACAGGCTGAAAGGCCACGCAATCGCCCGCCGCGCTTCCAACGGAGACACAAAGTCATGGGACCTTGCGGTTACTATCAAGCGTGGCGCCAACGCCGCAGCTACTGCCATCGTCGGTACCGCCACGGTGACGCCGGTGGACGCGGACCCCGGGGCATCGGCATGGACCATCGGCCTGACCGCTGACACCACGGACGGATGCTTGGCGGTGACGGCGACAGGGCAGAGTGGAGCCACCATCAAGTGGTCGATCCGACTGGATTCGATTGAGGTGGTGGGGTGATGGATCGCCTGCGTTGGTTCAGGTAGCGCTGCCACATGCGGGCTACCCACCCACCTCACCCCGATGCAGCGACTCAGGCCGCAGTTGCGTGTAGCGTTTCAGCTCGTTCCAGGATTCATGCAGGGTGACGGCTGCGACTTCGGGGATGTCGTAGCCTTGCTCGAACAGGCGGCTGGTGCCTTCGTGGCGCAGGTCGTGGAAGTGCAGGTCGTGGATCTGCAGCTTGATGCAGGCGCGGGTGAAGGCGGTGCCCACGGATTTGGAGTTGNAGGGGAAGATGCGGTCGTCGTCGGGCGCCACGGGTTGGCGCTGCACGATGTCCCAGGCNTCGCCNAGCAACGGGAAGCGCTTGTGGTTGCCGACCTTCTTGCGGGGGTGTTTGGCGTCGCGCAGCAGGGCGGTGCGGTGGGTGGTGTCCAGGTCGGCGCGCAGCAGGCGGGTGATCTCGCCTTCGCGCTTGGCGGTGGCGATGGCGAAAGCGATGATGTCGTTCATGGGGATCAGCGAGCGCCAGGCGCTGGCGGCGAAGTAGGCGTGCAGGCGCTGGAGTTCGTCGGCGGTGGGGCGGCGGTCGCGGCGGTGCGACTTGCTCACCAGCTTGAGCAGGCGCANGACGGGCCGGGCGTCGGCCACCGCGTCGGTGGGCGGGGCGATGCCCTTGAGGGGCTTGGCCAGNTTGAGCAGCTCGCTCAGGTAGCCCAGCTCCACATTGATGGTGGCCGGGGCGCAGGCGGGGATCAGGACGCCGTCGGCGCGCATGTGGCGGCCCTGGACGCG